AGTAGACTCTCACATTACCTTTTGAATCACAAAAAGCATTTAATGATTCGCTAACAGAAAAATGGATTATATAAGAGATCTAGATCTTAGGAATATAGATATGAGAGATGACTATGCGCTTGCAGATTTTGTTCAAGAATTGGAAAAGAAAAGATCTGATGCTGCAGAAGAATATTTAGAGAAAATGATACTTTCTTTAAATGAGGGTCATAAAGTAAGCATTGGAGATAATAAGGTCATGGACCTACTTGCTGAGTGGGGTCTAGACGTTCCAGATGAACTTATAACAAAAACTCCAGATATTATGATTTACGATAAGAGGATAGAGGTGTTGTTCATTGGGGATGTTGCAGTAACGAATTCCCCTAAGAGGGTAGATGTTTATAAAAGTCAAAAGTATTCTCATATTGTTGATATATTGGCTGCTAAAGGCACGACATATTTGGTTAAAAATATTAATTTCATTGTAGATAGGAATATCAAAGAAATTGAAGAGGTAACAAGATTAAAAAATATATTCTTGAATGGGATTGGCTCTTCGAGCCTATTTTTACCAATTTTGGAGCTGGATAAAGATTTCCTAGAATCAATTAGATATGCTTCATCTTTATTAAATGCAATCATAGCAAATAGCAGCAATAGCTCAAATGTAAATAGAATTTTAGAAGAAAGAAGAGCTAATGAAATAGAGCTTGATATTCCAGAATATAAAGATGTTGATCATATGATGTTTGCAGTCGAGCATTCTGAACAGGATTTATTCGATTCTATATGGAATGAATCAATATCTAATGATCAATCAGGTTATGATCAAAAAACAGTTTTGAGCATGTTTGATGACATAAAAAATGAACTTAATGTAGAGAATGATAAGATGGAAAGTGGTAAAATAAAATGTCCAATTCCATTTGTTTTCTTTGCTAGGGAAGAAGAGGGAAAAACAGGTTTAGAAATGGTAAAAGAGTGGACCTATGATATATGTGAAAATGGAGTTGATGATAAAGGTAGAGTTTGGTTTCCAAGAATTGACGCTTTGGATAAAGCAATAAAACATAGAGATAGCTTGAAGAGTTTGAGAGAAAATTCTTCAAGAGAAGAATTGTTACAGAAGGTAAAGGAAGAATTTGACTCTCCAAATCCATATTTTATTCCTCTTAAAGGAATGCATAACCCTCCAAAGATTGTTGAACAAATAAAAACAATATTGAAAAAAACTGGAAATAAAGCACCAAAGACAATTCACACAATTAATAATAAAAGAGCAATTCATGAAGCCGAACTTCTCATATCAATGTTAGGAAAGCAAGACAAGTTTTTAACGAATAAATATAAGCTAGAAGAAGAACCTCATACTGTTAGAGATAGGCAAATGAAAGATCTGTTAGGTAAACGATTAGAATTAGTAGAAACTTGTACATTTAACATTTTGGGTGAAATTTATAATAAGTTGGCAAATGATGTATCTTACATGCCATTTATTAGAAGAAAAGGAGTTTACTTATCAATTCCTCCAAATGGTTCATGTATAAATGTCATCGTGTTAGGTTGGAATCAGAAGACAAGAGATCCACATGTAAGTTGGTATACAATAGCTAGATCTGAGTTAAGTAAAAATGAAGATGATCAAATGTTTTCTGAAAATGTGATAGAAAGGCATAGAACGGACAAATATGTTTATTACATTACAAGGTTACAAAAGTATAACCTAGGAAAAATAGTTAAGATGAAGTATGCTAATGAAGCTGTTAGAACAGCTTGTTTGTCCCTATCAGTGATAGCTGACGAAAACATGGGAACAGAAGAAAATATGTTAAGAACAATTGGACTAATGTCATTGCTCGCATTTGATTTACATCAAACTCCAAACAATCTCGTTGATCTGATGAAGTACTTAGTGGGAATGTCTACTGGATTAAGATCAAATTTACCAAAACTATTAAAAGACAATATGGCAGTTATGAGAAAAACAAGCTTTGATGTTTGGCTTGTTGAAAACATATTGAAGTATGTTAAAAGTAATTTGGAAAATGGATTAACGGTTGAATCGAAGAAAAGAACTGGAAAAGATCAAAAAGGGTATAAGATAAAATCAAAGTGGACTAGTATAATTGGGATTGATCATTGGAGTAATGAATATCATTTAGCAGAAGGTGGCTTAATGAATCAATTAAGGCCGAAAAGTTTGACAGGAAAACAATTTATAAATAAAAATATTCAACAAACAATAGAGTTTAATTTAAAACAGAAAAGATCAAGAGAGCAAAGCACTTTTGCTTATGATGGAATTGGATCATTAAATGAACTTGATTATTCAATGAGTCATATATTTAGTAGAGATGCTATAATACACGCACAAACAATGTCTAACAATGAGCTAGCAAGCAAAAAGACATCATGTTTGGTTGCTCAATACTATGAAACAAAGTCAATTGCTCTTAAAGGTTTGTCTATGAGAGGAGCCTGCAAAACTCATGAAGCTATCACATCAAATATATACAACAAGAAATCTGAAACATCATTGTATGAAGCTCTAGTTAATAGTAGAAAAGAAATTGATGCAAATAACACAGAAAGAATGAGAGTAATCAATTTTGTTAGAAGATATCATGAGGGACAAATGGTATTTAATATGTCTCAAAAACAAGAAGAAAGAACTCAAGGAAGAGCAATTGGAAGTCCAGATTTTGCCACTAAACAGAAGCTTAGATTTTTGGAATCAATTTATAAGAAAAGAGGTTCATTTCAAAATGAAAACATGTTGATTAAGGGTATCAACAAAATGGCTAATATATCGAACATGGTAAGAGATCTTGAAAAGAGATTGCTACCCAATGAAAAGATTTATCACATGGTAATGGATCAATCAAAGTTTTCCGAAGGAGATAATATTAGAAAATTTATGCACATGATTGTGTGGGATGACAATATTGACAAGAGAATAAAATTTGATCTTGTAAAGATTTTAAGTGATTTAGAAAATAGAATACAGTATTATGAATGATGAACACAGATAAATTAAATGAAGAAGAAAAATCATTTATAGTACCAAATCATGGAATAAAAGGAACAGCTGGGTGGATTCAAGGAATGTTGAATTACACATCAACAC